TGACACTCCAAACGAATCTCCGCCTGCGCCGTTATCAAACGCATTAGGATTGTCTAGCGTATGGACTAACAGTCCAGTAGTGACATCAAATATGTAGGCCTTGCCTTGACTAAAACCACTAGCATCGTCTTCGTTTAGTGCCCCTACTATAGCGTGATTGCCCGATATTCCTACAGCAATACCAAAGTTGTCACTATCTGGTGTGTTATATGCATTAGGGTTATCTAGTGTATGGACTAACAATCCAGTAGTGACATCAAAGATATACGCTTTACCTGATTGATTGCCTGTGAGTTCGTCTTCCCAATAAGCACCAACAATAGCATAGTTTCCACTAATGTCTACTGCATAACCGAAGAAGTCTTGGGCAGGCGTATCATACGCATTAGGGTTATCTAAGGTATGTACTAGAGAACCAGTTGTTACATCAAAGATATATGCTTTACCTGAAGAGTCACCAGCTACCTCGTCTTCTTGAAACGCACTTACAATAGCACGATCTCCTGATATAGCAACTTTCCAACCGAACTGATCAGTAGTACTAGGAAAAGCGTCTGGGTTATCCAGTGTATGCAATAAATTGCCTGTAGGTGCATCAAAGATATAGGCTTTACCAGACGAACTACCACCGGTAGCATCGTCTTCAAAATAAGCACCTACAATAATATAATCTCCGTCAACATCAACGGAATATCCAAAGCGATCGTTTGCGCCGCCTGAAACTGGATTAGGATTATCTAAGGTGTATGTAAATTGCGCTAAAGCGCGATTAACTATTCTTACTAGTGATCGGCTTGTTATACTTGATATTCTTGGCATAGTGTATTTAGTGTGTTTGGAATGTAAAAACCGAAATTAATCGTAATTCGCCAGGCGAGCAGAATCCTTGTGCATGTTTTCCGCCACCAAATACTGTAGCACCGTAAGGTATTGCAGGAGCACAGTCGAGTATTTGATTGTCATTGTCAAATAAGTAGGTTCCGCCTTGTGTAAATTCATTTAGATAAATTATCATGTTATGATGATCACACTCGTGATCTTTGTGCGGTGCTCCGTGTTGCCAAGGATTGTGCCACGTAAGATTAATATTAGCTCGCATTATATGTTTAACACTTAACCCAAGCTGATCAGTAACTGATGCAAAGATAGGAAGAAACTCTTGGATTAACATGCTGTTAATAGTTCCTTCGTTATTATCTCCATTTCGATGCATCAACACATGAGAAAGGTATGGATGATCGTTTGGGTCGTTTTGATCCGGCAATGTTTTATTCATTAAGTACCACGGAAATGCTGTGCTGTCTAGCAGTTCTTGTTTTACTAGAGTTCTAAATTCTTCAGGTACTACATTTTCTACTTGTTGATACAATTATTAATCTCCTAGGTTATTCAAAGAATTTTTTAGATCTTAGACCATAAGATCTTGAATTCCGGGCAGCTTGCAAATATGTCAGTGTTTCTAGTAATGTCTTTCTGCTCTATAAACTTTTTAAAACGTGATTTGGCCTCTGGTGTTGCATCTGAGTCTAGCATAGCATTTTTAAAGTGTGCTAAGAATTTGTTTAGTTGATCTACACTGACCATAGTTTTAGAGTCGTGGTGTAGGATCATTTCGTTAACTGTTTGTTCAATTTCGTCGAACACATGCTGTCTGTAGTCTCGTGGCAGTATATTAAAGTGTAGAAAGCTAGGATTGATTAAAGTGTTGCTCCACTGGTGCTTGATTCCTAGATCTCTGCAATAGACTATCATCTCTTTGAGACCAGCTACACTCAGTGCAGACACAGTACTGGTAATAGATAGTCGATTAGGATATCTCTGTTTCACTTGTTTAATGTGACTGTCTACAGTATTCCACACAGTGCCTGCTCGCACATACTCTGCTCGATCACCTACAGCGTCTATGCTAGCACCTACAGCCCATTTAGTAAACTTGTCCCAATAGTCAAATACATGCGTACCTCGATAGTCTAGCTTCAACATGTTGGTGTTGTAGTAGATACTAATATCATAGCGGCCTAGTTGGTCTAGTTTTTCTAGTATTGACCAGTGTAGGGGATTTACTAGTGGCTCGCCACCTGCAAAGTATACTGATTCTACTTGATCAAGATTAGACAGCACATAGTCCTCAAGACCTTGGTTTTCTACACGCAGTACGCCATTCTTGTTTATAGAATTGTTGTAGTTTTTGCCGTCAGAGAAATGCAACGATTTACTTTCTGCTGCCAATTCAGCAGCCCATAGACTGCTGTACACAGGCCCGCAACTAAGACACTTCATATTGCAAGTATTAGTCTGTCGTATGTCTATGCTTAACAGCTTGTCGTTTGTTAGCTTTTTAGCCTGTGCTTGTTTGATTGCTTCGTATTCTTTGGAGAATCTTCGATTCGATCCTTGCCTATAGCTGGGCAAGATGTTTTCTCGTTCGATGTCCCAACATTGTTTACAACTAGGATGCTCTTCTCCTCTTAGCATACTCTGACGAATTTTATTCCATTGTTTTTCTCTGCGAACGTTTTTTACGTCTGTTAACGGAGTTATTTTACTAGGCAAAGGATGCTGTATACAACACATACCTGCTTCGCCTAGAGCAGTAACAAAAAGGCCTGTCCAAGCGTGTACACATATCTTATCGTCGGGTTTGCTCATTAGTCGCCCAAGTTATTCAAGAAGCTACGCAGTTTAGTCGAATCTGTTTCAGCACGTATCTTTCCTACGCCCGAACCTTCGGTTGGATCTGACTTGACTTCTGGCGGAGTGCTAGCACTTGAGCCGTTGCGTTTGAGTGCTGCCGCTAGTGCGCTTGCACCTTGAGCTCCGCCAACACTTGCTGTAGGTGCATCATCTTCATCTTCACCAATATCAAAGATGCGTAGTGTGTCTACATCAAATCCTAGATCAATCTTTTGTCCTACGCCACTTGAACTACGTGTTTTCATCAACTGTATCTGATAACGTCCACGTTCACGCATTGCACGACTTGTAAAGATACCAATCAAGTTGTCAGCAGTGTTAATCTTAGATATACCACCCGAGATGTGCGAGTGATCAAACTCGATCTCTTCTACTGACGAACGGTTCAACTGCGATGCTGTAACAAAGATACAGTTGAGCTCCATTGCCAAGTTACGTAGTTCTTCTGACACATACTTGTCCTTAACGAACAAGTTCTCTGCACTAATCTTTTGTCCGATTGGATGCATCAAGTCTAGATAGTCAATAAGCAGTACGTCTACTTTCTTGCCTGTCTTAATTTCAAACTCTTTCAAGTAAGCACGTACATCGTTTGCGTTCTTGCCTGTAGGCATGTACTTAACCTGAAACGCTCCTGCTTTCTTGCCAATCATCTTGACTTTCATTTCAACATCGTCAATGCTCTTAAAGATATCACGACTTGGAATCTCTGATGTCATAGCATCAAGACGCATACTAACTAGGTTTTCTGAAAGCTCAAATGTCAAGTACATAACGTTCATGCCTTGCAAACACCAGTTAACTCCTAGGTTAGCCATAAACAGAGATTTACCACTACCAGAACCACCTGCAAAGATATTAAGCTCACCTCTGTTGAATCCGCCAAACAGTTTCTTGTCTAGTGCAGGCCAGCCAGTAGATACCTGTCCGTTCTTGTCTTTGATTGCTTCCAGTCGACTACGTGGATCAGCAAAATAGTCTGTGCCTAGATCTTTCTGCAAGCCAATCTGTACTGCTGCCTTGACTAGTTCTTCGCAGCGTCCGTACTCGCCTTTCTCTAACAAGTCTGCTGAGTCAAGAATTGCTTTCTCAAGTGCTTTGTGCTTGGAGAATGTTTCAAAGTCCTGCAACAACCAGTCATAGTGATTCTCACTTAACGGTCCTGGGCTTTTCAAGTTAGCATCAGTTGCAGCATTAACCATGTCAAACGTAGGTAGAGCATTGTACTGCTCTACATAGTCTTTGATAAATGCAGCACTTGCCTGCAAGCGTCTGTCAAATGTCTTAGGCTCAAACACACCCTGACAGCGTACAAAGCTCTCAGCGTCTGTCATAAACATTTCTAGATATACTTTCTGTATATCGTATCCGTAGTCTGTGTTCTGTCTAGTTGTCATTTTGTTCCTGTGAATACGTTAATTTTGTACATTGTAGCAAACTCATGTGCATCTGTCAAGTCGTTGACCATAGGCTTGCCTTTGATGTTAAGCGAGGTATTTAACAGCATAGGACAGCCAGTTTCTTCATACCAACGTTCTAGCAGTCGTCGTATTCCGCTATCGTCTTTTGGTACCACTTGGACTCTACTTGTGCCGTCTGCGTGTACGATGGCAGGATACATGTCTGGATTTTTGCAACGGGCTGTAAATTGCATGTACTTGTTTGCTGGTCCAACAAAGTGCTTGTCGTAGTGTTCTTCAAGCACAACTGGAGCGAAAGGTCTGAATCTTTGTCGCTGCTTGATATCATTAACCCTATTTTTAATATCACTGCCCCTAGGGTCAGCAAGCAAAGAGCGATTGCCAAACGCCCTAGGTCCGTATTCTGCTCGTCCATTTGCTACACCTGCAATGCCTGTTGTTTTAAGTTCGTTGACAAGTTCTTCAACTGGATACTCTCCTTCGATATTGTAGCCTAGGTATGCAGTGTCAAACTCGATGTGCTTGCGCTTGTGTGCTAGCACTGCGCCAACTGCTGATCCTGCATCACCTGGGTTAGGCATGATCCATACGTTATCATAAAAGTCTTGTGCAATGTAGTTAGCTGAACAGTTAAGAGCACATCCGCCCATTAGCACAAGGTTCTTGCTGTTAGCTGTTTTACTTGTGTCACGCAAGATCGTGCGTAGTACAAACTCGTATACTGCTTGTGTGGCAGCAGCAATATCATACATGTCTTGATCAGTAGTTAGTTCAGGACGCCATTGTTTACAGCCACGGTGTAAGTTCTGTTTGAACTTTACTTCAACGCCATCTACATACTCAAAGAAGTCTTCGAACATTTTCCAGAACAGTCTTTCAGGATCGCCATATGCTGCCATGCCCATGAGAATGTATTCGTCTTCGTTTGGCTTTAGCCCTACACGTTGCGTCATAGCACTGTACCACAAACCTATGCTGTGTGGATAGCCTTGACTGTATAATTGTGTTAGGTATTGTTCGTGTCCTTCCCAGACTGTGAGTGTTTCAAATTCGCCAATCGAGTCAATGCAGACAACCGTAGCGTCTCTAAAAGGGCTAGTGTAATAACCAGCGGCAGCATGGCTATGATGGTGACCAACATACTTAATAGGAACACTGAGTCCGTAACTTTGTAGATAACGCTTAATATTGTTTTCTCTAAAGTTAAACCCTTGCCCTGCTCTAAACTGTCGAAAAGTTTTCTTAAGAGGCTGCTCGTACCAAATAATTTCATCCGGTTCTCCCCATTGCTTTGCATATTTAATAAGATCGTGATGCAGATGAGGATCGTTTTTAATGCCACTAAAGCGTTCGCTGTGTGCAGCAAACTTTAATTCGTCGTCTATAAAAACTGCTAGTGCTGCATCGTGACTGTTTGCACTTATACCCCAAGTAATCATTTGTAGATAAACGGATCCTGTTCTTTCATTTCTTTAAGGCGCTTTTTAAATGCTTTGTGTTCTTGATATTTGTAGTAGGGAGTTTTAAGCCACTCCCAAAAGTTTTTTAAGTAAACCATTTCTTTGCTCTCAATCTGATTTTAATTGCACTGTCAGTAGCCGCACTAGCAATGCTGTGTAATGTATATAGTCTGCCGTAACGCTGTACTGCATCGCCTATGTCGTTAACGTCTGGTGACCATTCGGGCAGGCTAACACTCCACCCTAGTTCAATTGCTCGTTCTACTAGTTTAGACCCTGCCTTATCTCTGTCGGGTACTACTATAATTTGCTTCTGCAATCTGTTGAGCAACATAGCCTGTTGGTCTGAAATCTCTGACCCTCCCAGTGCGCAACCTTCTACGTGTATGGCATCTATCTGACCCTCACACACAATAGCAAACACTTTGTTGTACCCTTGCTCATCTAACCCATATACGTACCCGGGTTGTACTTCTGTCAAGTACTTGGGCTTCTTGTCAGGTAGCACTGAACGTCCAGTCCAACCTACTACCCTACCTTCAAAGTAGAAGGGTATGATCAATCTATCACGGTACCCTAGGCTTGGGCTCCAGTAATAGTCAGTGTCATCTACGTTTAGGTTACGTTGGGCCATGTATTCTAGCACGGCCATGCTAAACTTATTAAAGTCTGTAATATCTGTAATCTTAATTGCATCTTCTGGCAACGGGACAGTATTGAATGTAGGCAGTTCGGCAATGCGTGTTTTAACCTCTACACCTTCATTCTCTCTCATCACTTCAAGTGCCACCTTGTTGATTACATCGTCAGGTGCTCCCATCCACTGGAGAAGTTTACGCAACTTGTGTGAGAATTGTCTGCCCGGTTGCCAGGATGCTTTAAAGCCGCAGTTAAAGCAATGATAACTAATACCACCATCTGGATTAGCAATCAACCCGCCGCGGCCGCGAGTGTCTGCACTGTGGCCATTGTGATGACAACACTGTGCGTTGAAAGATAGCCAGCCACTAGGAGTTTGTTTCCTCTTAGCAGGCAAGTATGTCAGAACTGTTTCACTTATTACACTCATGCTATTATTATAGCGCAGAGTGATCTAAATGTCAATCAGTTTCGGACAAGTATTTTAGAAATTGTATCTGTAGGATCTACACTTGCAACAAAACGTATGTAACTGTACACGCCATTAAAGTTAACAGGGACCGGATCTGTTTCCGTACCGTCAAACGTAGTAACTGCTACATCTGCCCACGGAGTGTCTTGTGTTACTTGATTGTTTAGTGTTGCTTGTACTGTTACTGTGCCTACGTATCCGTTGGTATAATATACTGCTGTGTGTAGTGCTTCGTTACCGTTAATAGCAGGTTCTGCTTCTAGTTCAGATGTAACAAACACATCTTCAAGTTCGGTAAACACTGTTACTTCGTGTGTCGGTGCTGGTCCAGGGAATGCACGATCTGATACGTAAATGGTTCCGGAAGAGTTCAACTGTTCGTCTGCGTATGTTAGTGTCTTTTGATTAGAACTGTCTACTAGATAAACATTGTAACTTAGGTACTGCTGTTGGATGTTTAGCAAGTCGTTTTCTGTAATTTCTACACTAAACAAACCTTTGTTAACATTTGTTACAGTGCCGTCGTGTTCTAGAACTAATCTATTGTTTTCATCAAAGGCTACAAACTTAGGTGTTAGTCCTGTAAGGTTTTGTGGTTTTTGATCTGGATTCAATAATCTAAATCCAAGCGTGTTAACTATGCCTTTATAGACTGATATGTTCTTTTGATACACTGGTCTGTACTCCGTAGCGAATCCTGCTTCATTTGAAACAAGAGTAGTTCTTATATCGACTAAATATCTGGGTATAAGTGTCATACTGTATTTATTGGAAAACTTATAAAGAAAACATGTTATTAAAAAATATAGAAGAAAATTTCCCGTTTATTAGTGTTGTGAGTTACGGCGGTAATGAATATGTGGGCATAATCATAAATCAAGACCAGACCGTAACGTCGATGTATGTCTTTACGGAGTTGCGATCAGAACTAGAAAAACGTGCGTTTCTTGAAGCAGGCGAAACTTGGTGGTGGGAATCAAATCGAATGATTCCGATTAATATCTTTATGAAAGTTGAAATGGAGCCGTTTCGCTATACTATTGTAACTATGAATACCAAGGATGTTAGAGTAGTTACGGGGCATTGTGTTAATCTAAACAATTTATCTGTTAAGAGGGTAAAACGTAAAAACGTTCAGTTAGTAAGAAAGCCTAAGAATTAAGACCTTCTACTAACAAATTCATATGTACTACTACAGCCATTGCGTAAGAAAACGCATGTGCTTTCTTAAAGTAGTACTCACCGTTCTCCGGCTTCTCCCAAACTTCCTGCATTATTTCGTTCCAGCTCTTGTTCGCTAGATGCCTCTTGGCTGGTCGAATAATTGCTAAAACTGCTGCCAGTTGTTCCACCGAAGAGGGCTTTAGCATCCTTAATAGCTCTCCGTGTCCGTTCACGTGGAAGAGTAGATTCGTGAACTCGTCGTGCTCCAGTAGTTCCCATTGAGGAGTCCTTTCCATTAGTTCTTGTAGATGTGTTTCGTCCCTTACATCTTTATATATCGAAACATTAAGAAAGTCAAGTTTAAAGTAGCCGCGCTGTTCTGCGGCTTTGTGTTCGATAGTAGATAAGTTATCCACAGGGTTATGCGGAATCTCTGTAACGTATACCCCTGTGTTGTGTTTCTTGCCACTGTCTAGCTTTGCTACACGATGCTTCAACTGTGATAGTATTACATCTCTGTCCGCAAAGTCTATATCAATGTCAGGCATATCTATCATATTTCTTTGCCTTCTTCTTGGCCATATCCCATTTAAGTTTACTTGCACGATCTTTAAATGTAATACCTAAACAATGGTCTAATTCATGCAAGTAGCAACGTGCTGAGTAACCTGTAATCTTAACTACTTGCTTTTCTAAGTTTTCGTCATAAAATTCTGCAAGTATTTCTTTAGGTCGTTTAATCTTTACAAACATATTCGGAAAGCTCAAACACCCTTCAAGTTCGTTTACAGTTTCTTCAGTGTATTGTAACACAGTTGGATTGATATGTATAGTAACATTTTCAGGCTTGTCGCCCATAACAAATACCTTATAGTCTAAACCTACCTGACTTGCAGTTAATCCAATGCCACCTGATGCAAGCATTACATCTGTCATTTGTTGTTTAAGTTCTACAGGATCAAATCCAGGATTCTCAAGATCTACATCTTGTAGTTCTTTTTCAAGAATTGGATTCGGGTAGTATACTAATTTCATTCTTTGTTTTTCTCCTTGGGTCGAATATGACCAATGTCTATATTAAACGAGATACTAATTCTTTTATCGTCTGTTTTATTAGATAAAACAGCATGTTCTAAGAAACTTGGAAATAATATTAAACGTCCTTTTATCGGAGCATAGTAAACTTGATTAGGTTCAAAATGAAACAATTTTGAGTTATGTGCTACAGATGTTGGACTCTTAAAAACTATATTTCCTTGTTCTTGATTACCAGATGCTTCGTGATAATACACACCTGAGATATCGTTATGTGCATGAATGTGATAGTGTTGAAACTGATCTCTTTCTGTTATGTTTATCCAAGATTCTTTAATCAGTATTTTATTATCGTGATCAAAGTTAAACACACTCATGTACTCTAGAACACTATTAAAAATTTGACTAGCAAGTTCTGGGCATGTTTCTAAAAACTTGTTGTTATTGCCGTATGTAAAACTTGTTTGCACACTATCTTTCCACATATTATCTGCAGAACGTATTGTGGTATCTTTTAGTGTACTTTCAACTTCTGGTTGTATCTTTGTTGTATCTAAGTCTTTATAAAATATAGGTATTTGAAACCACGATTCAATCATAATTTTCCTTCTTCTCTTAACTTTGCACGAATTTTAGTTGCACTAATGTCGTGAATTGCTTCGCCTAGGTCGTGTTCTGTAAATGTATAGCCTACTCCACGTCCGTAACTAATATCAACAATATTAGGAACCTTCATAATAATGTATTCGACGCCGTATGTAACACCGTGTGATGCAAGACCGTCTTTGATATTCTGTACTACTGTATCGTAATCAAACGGATTATCAGTTTGTGCTGCTGTGCGTCCTGCGCCTGCGTCTTCGCCAACAATGCCACCTACATCACGAATCATAATACAAACTTGTCCAGTTTCTTTCAGTGCTTTTCTAAACAATGCTGTGTGGCCGTCGTGCCACGGTTGCCATCTACCTAACATTTGTGTTGTAGGCTTTTGCCAATCAAACGCCATTACAGTTCCTCTAATGACATAATGCTGTCTTTATGAATCATCATAATTTTATATTCATCTTGTGTCTTAATTCCTCGTTCGTCACGCAGTATGTTAAGTGGAATGAATTTTCTTTCGTCGTTGAGTAAATCTTGCGATCGTTGATCGTCTTCTAGAAAGATATATCCCCAAACTGTTTTACCGTGTATCATAGTCACAGATACTTTTACTTTAATCATCCTTTGCTCCAAATTTAATATATCTTTGAACAACCTTAGCCAACTCTGCATGTGTATCATCGAACCACTCGGCTACATGATAATTAACATCTGATTTATTAGGAGTAACAAACATGTTGTTTGTATCTTCAAATCGTCCTTTTTTAATAGTGTCCATCCAAACTGTAAAGTCTGCTGCAAATTCTTCTCTTGCTTCATTAGTAGGAGCAACAAAGTCTGCCACACAAATCTTACCAGCTTTAACAATACCGTCTGCTAGATACTTCATACGCATCGCTTGACGCATACGTCCTTCAGGCGTAAAGTCCCAATCGTTGTACTCGTCTCGAATTGCATCGGCGTTGATATGTACTGCGCCGATTAAATCGGCAAAAGGTTTGGCTAGTGTAGTTTTGCCACTGCCGGGTAAACCAAAGATTAATATTTTCACAAGTTACTTTCCTTTGCAATATCTTTTACTAACTGCACATCAGTCGGTAAACGTTTAAATCTCAAAGCCCAATGCTCTGGGTTAATAACATGATAAACCATTTCCAGTTGCTCATCATTAAACTTACTTAACATTTCTTTACCTGTCTTACAGTTAAGTATGAGCCAAGGTGACACTTTGCCGTCTTTGATATCCCACACTGCTCTGTTTGTGCTTACATGATAAAAGTAATGATTCCACGGAGCACTCTTGTCTTCTGACCATGCTACCATTGATTGTATGCTACGTTCTAGTGCTGTGTGTACATCTTCTTTAAGAATAAACTCTAACACATACTTTTCATACAAACTGTCTTTTGCCCAATGGTCTAATTTAACACCGCTTGTTACTACATAGTCTATGTACTTCTCAGGATATAAAGGCTTAACATTATTAATAAAACTACCAAACTTGACAAAAGCATTGTAGTACGAACTGTTGACAAAATCTTCGTATGTTTTTTCTTTCTTATTACCCGCACTGAGTTTGTAAAATCGTTGAAAGGCATATAGTCCGTACCTCACTCGTTTTTCGTCTTTTTGTAACCAACGGCGCTTCTTTTCACACAGGTGCGCTACAAGAGTTTTCTCTCGCATATACCCGTTACCGCAGTATTCGCACTTGTATGGCTTTTCAGAGCTTGGCGTTGATTTCATGTTCGTCAGCCAATTGTTTGAGTTCTTTTTTTGTAGATATTCTAGCAAGCAATTCTACCTCGTCTTGTTTCATGTCAGGATAAATTTGTTCCAGCAGTTTAATTGCTTTAGCATCACCTGCTGACTTCTTTTTAAATCCGATCCAAGGATGAAATTCGTTCTTACCTGTTGCTCCACTCATGCATAGCAACTGCCACATTAACTTTTGATGTCCGTTGTCTTTACCGACACCAATTGAGTTAAAGTGTTTGTTGTAATACTCGTTAGTCTTAAACACTGCAAGTTCTTGCTTTTCGCGAGAACCATTTACACTGCTAACATATCTGTTTAGTAACCAGAAACTGACTTGCTTCTTGTGCTCGTCTTCTAGATGATTCCAGATATCTTTTTCGTCGTTGTCTATCCAGCTGAGTATTTCTTTTATTGCAAGTTTTTCTGCCATACTATTTCCTCAATTCTTACAATACATTATACAACCAGTTACAGTATTTGCCAAGTACTTTATGCAGAATCTTTAACTGTATAGTAAGTCGTAACCAGCTGATCTAAGAGCTTTTTTATTGTGGGGTACTCCTCTGCTAGTTCACATAGCTCTTGCCATTCGCCATAGTTTAACATGTCGCCTTGTGCTCTTGCTATGCCAGCAGGGTCGCCTCCTACAATCCATCTTTCGTATTGTGGCAAGTCACGATAGCGAGCGTAGACGACACCGTCGACACGCTCGTATATCAATGCTTGATCAGGAATTAAATTATTTCTTTGAGCTTGCATTTAGTCTATCCAAGATATCTTGTTTTTTCATACTTGCATTTGCTTTAACACCACGGTGTTTTGCTTCTGCTAGTAACTGTGTTTTAGTTAACTTACTAAAGTCACACGTTTTACCAGATCCTTTCTTAGATTTCTTTTTAGGTTTATCTGCCGGTGTTGCTTCTGCTACAGGCTCTGGTGCTGTTGTCTCGTTAACAATATTAGCAACAGTATCTTCTTGTAACTCACTAGAAGCATTACCAAACAATCGTTTTAACCATTTGAACATAATTTTCTCCTTAATAGTATTATTCGTTCAATCTATTATTAATATCTTCTCTATACATGTCAAAGAAACTAGTATTAAAAGATAAAATAATCTTTTTTCCTTTTGATAAAGGTTTTGACCTATGAGCATAATTCGAAGGAAAAGTTAATATTGTTCCTTCTACTGCTTCAGGTACTCTAATAATTTTATTATTGTATCTGTCGTATAATTCTGTTGAAAAGTTTTCGTCTTCTAGGTGCAAGTATAACACATTACTATACATACAGCTCACGTGATTATGCCAATCATGAAAATCTCCTTCTTCGTATACTTGAAACCAAAAATCATAAACTGAAAAATACTTACATTCTAAATGATGAGCCATTTGTTTAAAAAAAGGATCAACGTATTCTTTAAGAAGATCTGCATAAATTTTATCTTCATACATTTTATCCCAATCTGTATATCTTACAGTTTCGTAATCGTTTTCGATTTTATCGTAAGGTATATGTTTAATAATATCAACAAACTGTTTCTTAAATTCATTGAAGTTGTCAAGCTTCGTTACAAAGTATTCGTTATCAATCCTATAACTTTTTATATTCATCTTGTGAATCCTATTGATATGCCTACTCTAGGAGTTATTGGTTTTGTGTTATGTAACATCCTCTTAGGAACATAAATTAAGTCTCCGGGAGATAAAGTAAAGAGGTGTTCCCCGTCGCCAGTATCTACTTCCCAATTTGTTATTCCCTTTGCTTGAATATAAAATACATCAGTATCGTCATTATGCCATCCTGTAGTAGAACTAGACGATAAAAAACTAATATAAAGATGAGCTGTGCATATGCTTTCGTCTGGGCGCAATTTGTGTATCTGTTTTCGTATAATATCTACAGATTTAATATTTTCGCCATAATGCGTTACTATTCCTAGATTCCCTTGGTCCTTTACTTCGTTTGGTCTTAGTTTAACATTTTCATCTAAATCTATAATAACATCGTCCCATGCAGGAAGGGTGTCAACTGCTCCTTTAATAAAGACTAGTTTGTTTGTAAATGAGTATGTAGTTAAATCAATCATTAGCTTTTAGTGCCAACTGTACGACGAACAATATCGTCGTGATTAAATTCAGCCCAGTAAAGTTCAAAAGCGACACCGTCTTCTAAACCTTCAAACTGGTGAATCTTTCCTGGCTTCACTTGTGTGAAGTCTCCGGGTCCAAGAATAGTTTCATCTACTAAACCTTCTTGCTCGCCGTCTTGCCACACACGAACAATCATCTTTCCCGACTCTACAAAGAAGCCATTCCATTTGTATCGATGTTCGTGCTCCGAGCACTTGTATCCTGCTTTATATTCAATACGGTGAAACTCTAGTACACCGTTAGCATGAATCAATTCAGTCTGTCCCCAAATCTTTCCTGCTTTCATTACTATAATCCTTTCTTAGATTAAATTAGAATATTCTATTACTTCACTTTGACGACTAATATCTTTTACAAAGTAAACGCATCGCGGATTGGCACCTTCGTCAATCGGTACACTTAGTAATTGTCCGTTTTTCATTTTAGGAAAGTACCATTTTACATCCGAGTAAAAGTTTACAATATCAATATCACCAAACTCACTTTTGAAACTTGAAAGCGGATTATATATCCACGCTTCGAAACCTCTATCATTTAAACTTGTTAATGGCAATACTTCTAGGTCATTTCCTGATTCTGAACATCCTACAGCAATACTCCAATCCACAGGCATTGT